TATATGTCAGACAGTGAAGAGCTTGTTTCTGCTGATTTTGATGATCGAATAGACATTATCCCGGTAAGTGATCCAAATGCAGGGACAATGGCGCAAAGAATTATGCAATATCAGGCGGCATTACAGCTTTCAGCGCAAGCACCACAGATGTATAACTTACCCCTGCTTCATAGACAGATGTTAGAGGTTTTAAATATACAAGATGCAGATAAAATCGTACCTCAAGAAGATGATATCCACCCAACAGATCCGGTTTCGGAAAACATGGGGATTATTAACGGAGATCCTGTCAAAGCTTTCATCTACCAAGACCATGAAGCGCATATACAAGTACATATGTCAGCACTGCAAGACCCTAAGCTCCAAAGCCTTTTATCTCAAGCTCCGGATGCAGCGAAAATACAAGCAGTATTCGCAGCGCATGTTCAAGAACACGTTGCTTTCGAGTACAGACAGAAAATCGAAAAAGAATTAGGAATGAAGCTTCCTCTTCCGGGCGAAAAGCTGCCTGAAGATATTGAGTTTAGAATTTCTGAGTTGGCTGCACCAGCGGCAGCACAGTTGTTAGGCAAGAACCAGCAAGAGCAGCAGATGCAGCAAAACCAGCAGATGCAAGAAGACCCTGTGGTTCAGATGCAGCAAAGAGAGTTGCAGCTCAAAGAGATGGAAGCTCAAGGAAAGATGATGATGGAGCAGGCAAGAATGCAGCTTGATGCTCAGAAGGCAATGGCTAAAGCAAGCTTCGATCAAGATAAGCTTGATCAAGAGATGCAGCTTGAGCAGGCCAAGTTAGCCGTCAGAATCTCAGAAGACAACGACAGAGAACAGCTAGACAGCAAAAGAATAGCCTCTAAAGAACAAGTTGAAGGGGCAAAGCTTGGCGTTGAAATTATGAAGGAGATTATGGGTGAGTAGTTTTTCAGAAGAAAACGTGTTTACCCATCTTCAAAAGACCATAAGATCTCAAATGAATGAGTATGCAGACCATATAAGCGGCGGGGGTTGCAAAAACTTTGAAGAATACTCAAAATGTTGCGGTATTATTGAAGGGTTAGCATTAACCGAAAGGGAAGTTCTTGATCTGCAATCAAAATACGAGAATGCATAACGCTGTATAGAGCAGCGCAGGCGACTCTGGACGCTTTTTTCCAGTGCTAGGAAAACACTAATGGAAGCATTAGCAAAGAATAACGAGCAAGAAGATGCTCGCAAGGCTAATCAATTGCCAAACCCGTCTGGGTATAAAATATTGATAGCTCTGCCAGAGCCTGAAAAGGAGTTTGGCGGCGGGATTATTAAATCCAACAACACGCTCTATGAGGAAGAGATCGGATCAATTACAGGTATGGTGCTTGAGCTAGGCCCAGACTGTTATGCCGATAAAAAACGATTCCCATCTGGGCCTTTCTGCAAAAAAGGAGACTGGATCTTGATGCGCTCTTACAGCGGCACAAGATTTAAAGTTCACGGAAAGGAGTTTAGATTAATCAACGATGATAGTGTCGAAGCTGTTGTCGAAGATCCAAGGGGGATTGCCAAGCTATGAGCGAACAAGAATTATCAATGTCAGAAGAAGATAAGTTTTTTGGTGTCCGAACTAAGATAGGCGGGGTTCAAGAGGAAGAAGAAAATCTTTCTGCTGAGACCGCTGAAGAAGAAGATGATTCTTCTGATTTAGGAGAGGAGGAGCTTAAAGGCTACAGCAAAAGAGTTCAGAAGCGAATTAATAAGCTTCGATACGAATCTCACGAAGAACGCCGAAAAACAGAAAGTGCTGAAAAAATGCGAGATGAGGCTTATCGTGTCGCGCAGCAGATGGCAGAAAAGAACAGAGAGTACGAGTCTTTGATCGGTAGGGGCGAAGAAGCCTTAATAAACCAAGTCAAAGAACGTGCTGCGCTATCTCTCAATCAAGCAAAAGAACAGTACAGAAAAGCTTACGAGGAAGGGGACACTGACAATGTGGTTTCTGCCCAAGAAGCATTAACAAAAGCTACCGCTGAGTTAACAGAAGCTGGGCGTTATGAGCAAAATTTTGCTGGTCAACAACAACAGCAGAAGCAATACGAACAACAGTTTAGGGCGCAACAACAGCAACAACAGCAGCAACAACAGCAACAGCAAGCTGTCCCTAGACCAGATCCAGAAACAGAGGAATGGGCTGCTGCTAATCCTTGGTTTATGGAAGACGGTTACGAAGAGATGACATCCCTTGCTTACGGCAAACATGCATCTCTAGTAAAACAGGGAGTAAGACCAAACTCTCAAGAATATTTTAAACAAATCGATGAAACGGTTCAAAGAGCGTTTCCAGATTATGATTGGCAGGTTGGGAATACCCAACAAGAGCGAACTTCGACTGCTAGTCAACCTTCGATGGTGGTGGCCCCTACAACTAGAAATAATGGAGCCAAACCTCGCACAGTGAAGCTTTCGCCAACCCAGCGTTCTCTCGCCAAGAAGTTGGGTTTAACTGAACAGCAATATGCTAAATATGTCTAGTCAGGAGAAAATAATGACTACTGAGCGCACTCCAAGAGAAACAAACGAAAGAGATAGTAATACTCGACCTAGTGATGCATGGAAACCTGCTTCTATTTTGCCCAACCCGACCCCCCAAGATGGGTGGGTATTTCGTTGGGTCAGGACAAGCATCATGGGGCAAGCTGATGGAACTCATACTTCAAAGATGTTTAGGGAAGGTTGGGAGCCTTGTAAGGCTGATGACCACCCAGAACTAATGTTGCAGTCTGATATTAATTCTAAGTTTGTAGGGAATATTGAAGTTGGTGGATTGCTCTTATGTAAAGCACCAGCAGAAAAGATGGCATCCAGAACTGAACACTTTCAGAAAATGGCTGACAATCAAATGGACTCTGTCGATAACAACTACCTCCGAGAAAATGACCCTCGTATGCCTTTGCTTACACCAGAAAGAAGTACGAGAACAACATTTGGCAGGAATTAAAATTAATTCCTAAGTTAATAGGAGGCCAATCATGGCTACTACTGCAACTCCATCAGGTGCAGAACCAGTTAACACTCTTAGCGCGTCAGGCTCTTTTTCAGGAAAAGTTCGACACATTAAGATTGCAAGTAACTACGGAACCGCTATATTTTACGGCGATTTTGTTAAGTTGGTTGCTGCTGGCACTGTAGAAAAAGCAGCCGTCACAACAGCAGTTGTTGCTGGGACTGTCGGTATTTTTATGGGATGCTCATTTACTGATCCCACCACAAGTCAACTGACATTCAGTCAGCATTATCCAGCATCAACTGTTGCTTCGGATATTGTGGCTCTTGTCTGCGACGATCCTAAATTGTTATTCCTTATGCAGGGTGACGAGGCTATAGCTCAAACTGGCCTTGGAAACAATGTATCAGCGGTAAACACTGCGGGTTCAACCTCAATCGGTCGAAGCAGGAACGCCTTAGATGGCGGCTCTATAGCTACGACTAATTCACTTCCACTTCGTATCGTTGATTTCGTTGATGGCCCAAGCAGCACTGTAGGCGATGCCTTCACTGACTGTATTGTGACCTATCTTCCTTTAAGTCACGCTTACGAAACTAAACTTGGCGTATAAGGAGCAATAGGAAATGGCTATTTCACGCGCACAAATGCTCAAGGAGCTACTCCCCGGCCTTAACGCCTTGTTTGGTCTTGAGTATGAGAAGTATGAAGACGAACACACTCTCATCTATGACACAGAGAGTTCTGATCGTTCTTTTGAAGAAGAAGTAAAACTTAGCGGCTTTGGTGCTGCCCCTGTTAAGCAAGAAGGTTCTGCTATCAACTATGATGCAGCACAAGAAAGCTTCACAGCACGGTACAACCATGAAACGATTGCTATGGGATTTGCTATAACTGAAGAGGCTATGGAAGATAATCTTTATGATTCTCTTTCTGCTCGTTATACAAAATCTTTAGCACGGGCAATGGCTTACACCAAGCAAGTTAAGTCGGTTAATCCGCTTAATAACGGTTTCACCAATGCATTCCAATCGGGTGATGGTGTTAACTTGTTTACAGCAAGCGGTGATGGTGTAGCTGGAGGCGGTGGTCACCCACTAGTTTCAGGTGGCACTAACGCTAACCGTCCTGCAACAGCAGCAGACCTTAATGAAACTTCATTGGAAAATGCAATTATTGATATTGCTGCTTTCACTGATGAGCGTGGTCTTTTGATCGCGGCTCGACCTAAGCGTCTGGTTGTTCCACCCGCATTGATGTTTACAGCAGATAGATTGCTAGAGACCACTCAGCGAGTAGGTACAGCGGATAATGACATTAACTCCATACGCAACATGGGTGCTATCCCAGACGGCTATGCTGTTAACCATTACCTGACTGATAGTAATGCGTTCTTTATCATGACTGATATTCCGAACGGCATGAAGCATTTTGAGCGTACTGCGCTTGAGACTTCAATGGATGGTGACTTCGATACTGGAAACGTGCGCTACAAAGCGCGAGAGCGTTACAGCTTCGGCGTATCTGACCCACTGGGAATCTACGGATCTCCCGGCTCTTCATAGAGCAACCTACAGCCTCCGGTGAAAGCCGGGGGTTGTTTTTTATTCCCTGACTGATGTTTCACATGGAACATTAGACATTAGCCACGACAGGAGAACTTAAATGGCGAATACAACTTTTAACGGCCCAGTCCGTTCCGAAAACGGTTTTGAAACCGTATCTAAAAATGCAGCTACTGGTGCTATCACTATTACTAGCGGCAGCAAAATGGCTACTGAAGCCGCAGCCGCAGCCGGTATAGAAGGCACGGCAGAGGTTTACATTACTCAGGTTGAGCGTTTTAAGAGCGATACTTCTACCAATGTAAATCTTGTAAAAACAACAATCATGCTTGACCTTACTGGCCTTGCATCTACTGCTGCCGGGGACATTATTGGTAAGGCGGATTCCGGGGTGGCTTACTTAGGTAGAGTTACTACGGCAAATACTGGTGTTGTTTTTGGCGTAACTATGGAGTGTTTTGAAGCTCCCGCTGGTGGCGATCCAGACATCGACCTTTACTCAGCTACCGAAGCAACGGGTGTAGAAAACGGTGCTATTTCCGACCTGACTGAAACCTTGATTATCAATGGTGGCGATGCTGCTGTAGGTACAAGAACAGTAGGCGGTACTATCGTTGCTGATCAGTATCTTTACTTGGTTGCTGGTGCAACAACTAACGCTGATTACACTGCTGGAAGATTGATTATCACAATACTAGGCTATGACGTAGCGTCATAAGGGGTGATATATGGCTGATGCAGTAGCTACTCAAACCATTCAGGACGGAGCAAAAACCGCTATATTTAGGTTTACCAACGTCAGTGATGGTACAGGCGAAAGCGCAGTAACCAAAATAGATGTTTCTGGGTTATCCAGTGACCCTATGACGGGGGCGGCTTGTTCTGGTGTTACAATCAGGCAAATCTATTACTCAACTATTGGCATGGGCGTGAAGATATTATTTGACGCGACTACTGATGTTTTGGCTTGGCAGCTTAATGCTGACTGGTCAGACACTTTAGATTTTACTGACTTTACCGGGATTCCAAATAATTCTGGTAGCGGTAAAACAGGCGATATTAATTTTACAACAGTCGCTCATTCTAATGGGGATGTGTATAACATCGTTATGCAGGTCTCAAAGAGTTACGGCTAATGGCTGCCAAGAAAGCTAAAGCAAAGCCAAAAGCTAAGTCTAGAGTTAATGAGGCTGGTAATTACACAAAGCCGACTTTGAGGAAACGCCTTTTCAGTCAGATTAAGTCTGGCTCTAAAGGCGGCTCCAAAGGTCAGTGGAGTGCTAGAAAAGCTCAAATGCTTGCGGCTGCCTATAAAAAGGCGGGTGGCGGGTATAGAGACTAATGGCTCTCAAGAAGTCCCAGAAAAGCCTTAAAAAGTGGACTAAGCAAAAATGGCGTACCAAGTCTGGTAAACCGTCAACACAAGGCTCTAAAGCAACCGGAGAGAGGTATCTTCCTGCGAAGGCAATTAAGTCTTTGTCTGCTAAGGAGTATGCTGCTACTACCCGAAAGAAAAGAAAAGATACAAAAAAGGGCAAGCAGCACTCTTCTCAACCAAAAAAAGTTGCTAAGAAAACAGCGAGGCATAGATAATGGCTAACAGTAAGCCTGCAAAAGGGAAGGCGAAAGTTAAAGTAACATCTTCTGGCAGGAAGGTTAGCTATGGTCAGGCTGGAAAAGCTAAAGGTGGCGGTGCTAGAGTTAAGCCCGGAACATCTAAAGGGGATAGTTATTGCGCCAGATCTTTAGGCATTAAAAAAAGACTGCCAAAGAAAAAACAGAATGACCCCAATACGCCAAACAATTTATCTAGGAAGCGATGGAAATGTTCCGGTGCTAAGTCTAGAAGGAAATAGAAATGGCAACTAGCGGAACATACGCATTTACTCTTGACTTGGCAGACGCAATGGAAGAAGCGTTTGAAAAAGCAGGCAGAGAGTTAAGAAGCGGGTACGATTACAGAACGGCTAGAAGAAGCCTTAACTTGTTAATGCTGGAATGGCAAAACCGTGGCCTTAACCTGTGGACTGTTAGAGACACAACTCAGGCATTAACTCCCGGAACAACATCCTATGATTTGCCTGCCTATGTGCTAGATGTTGTTGAAGGCTTTATCAGAACTAATGCAGGGAACGTATCAAGTCAATTTGATCAGTCAATGACAAGAGTGTCAGTAAGCGATTACTCACAACTGTCAAACAAGTTAACTCAAAGCAAGCCTCTCCAATATTACATAGAAAGCAAGCCTACGGGTGTTACTCTCCATGTCTGGCCTTCTCCAGACTCTCAAGCCACTTACACTTTTGGCTACTACTACATGGAAAGAATAGAAGACACAGGAAGTCCTGCATCTAACAATATGGACGTTCCAGCAAGATTCTTGCCTTGCTTGGTGTCTGGATTAGCTTATCAACTAAGCACCAAGTTTCCTGATGCAGCAGGTAGGTCTCAGTTTTTAAAAGCGGAGTACGAGGAGCAGTTTTCTTTGGCGGCTGATAGTGACAGGGATAAAGCTTCCCTGTACATATCTCCGGGCGGGTATAGGTTTTGAGTAATTTTGCAAGCGGGAAAAACTCTTTTGGTTTTTGCGACCTTACAGGGTTTCGCTACAAAACAAGGGATCTTGTACCGGAAATTGTAAATCAAAGACCTACTGGTTTTTTGGTTGGAAGAGATGTTGTAGACAAAGACCAGCCACAACTTCAGTTAGGCAAAGTTAAGGTTGACGATCCTAAAGCGATTAGAAATCCTCGTCCAGACAGAAGCCTAGAAGAAAGCAGAGAGTTATTTGCTTTTAATCCGGTGGGCGGTGGTGTTACAGAGTTTGGTAGTGTAACGGTAGGATTGGATATTGAGTCTCAATCAGGAACAGTAACGGTGGTGACTACCTAATGGCTTGGACATTCACAACTCTAAAAAGCGCAATACAAGATTATCTAGAAACTACTGAAACAACTTTTGTTAGTAATCTTCCTGTAATTATTACTCAGGCAGAGGATAGGATATTAAAGTCTGCCCAGCTTCCTGATTTTAGAAGAAACTCTACAGGTACGATGACGGTGGGTACAAAGTATCTAAACTGTCCTTCAGACTTTCTAGCCCCGTACTCTTTGGCTATAGACGATAGCGGCTATGAATTCTTGTTGTTTAAAGATGTTAACTTTATTAGAGAGGCTTACCCTGACGCATCAGTTACAGGAAGCCCTAAGTATTACGGACTGTTTAGCGCGGAAACATTTATTGTAGCTCCGACCCCGGATACTGCTTTCACGGCAGAGCTTCATTACTTTTATAAGCCGCCGTCAATTACAACATCAGCCACAGGCACAAGCTGGCTTGGGACTAATGCAGAGAGTACCCTTCTCTATGGTTGCTTAGTGGAGGCTTACACCTTCCTCAAAGGCGAACCTGACTTGATGCAGGTTTATGCCGCAAGATATGAAGACGCTCTTTCTAAATTAAAAGTTTTAGGAGAGGGTTATGATACAACAGACAGCTATAGGTCTGGCTCAGTCCGATAAGAGAGGTTTTAATGATTGAATTTTCTGAGGCTGAAACGGGTGGTGTTAGTGTGACAGCCACAACTAACGGAGGTCTTTCAACAGACCACTGGGCTGAAAGAGCTACTAATACCATTGTTAGCGTTGGCGGTAAGAGCCACCCGTTAATTATGGAGCAAGCAAATGCGTTCAAGCAGGACGTATTTAAGGTTATAAAGTATTATATGGAAGAAGCTGTAAAAAGCGACAAAACAAGCAAGATTGCTGAACTTGAGCAGGCTGACCATGCTGATATGGCAGAAATTTTGAGGAAAATGTAATGGCTATTAGTCAAGCTGTATGCACCAGCTTTAAAAAAGAATTACTTCAAGGCGTACATAATTTTACTAGCGGTAGCGGTGGTGGAACCACGACCACTACAGGCACTGGGAATACGTTTAAAATTGCACTGTATACGAGTAGCGCATCTTTGGATGCTACAACAACCGTTTACAGCACATCTAATCAAGTCACCGGGGCTGGGTATGACGCTGGAGGAAAGTCATTAACAAACGTCACTCCTACAACTTCTAGCACCACTGCTTTGACTGACTTTGCTGATGTAACTTGGTCAAGTTCCAGCATTACGGCAAGAGGAGCGTTAATTTATAACTCTTCAACAGCAGCCGGGACAGCAAATCGAGGAGTTTTAGTTTTAAATTTTGGTGCTGACAAAGCATCGTCAAGCGGAGATTTTACTATTACCTTCCCAACTGCTGATGCTAGTAGCGCAATTATAAGAATCGCCTAATGGCAGACGCTACTGTTAGCTTTGTTGGCTGGGATAGCATCACCCAAGGATGGGGAGATGCTGGATGGGGACAGGATGCTTCTTTTGTAGGAGCTACAGCCTCTGTTGGAAGCGTTACTGTATCTCTAGGGACAGGGGTTAATGTCTCTGTTTCAGGTTTAGCAGCAACTTCTGCGGTTGGAAGTGTTGCGGTTAACCAAGGTGATGGAGCTAACGTCTCTCTTACTGGGTTTGAAATAAATGCGACAGCAGGAAACACTACAGAATCAGCCGGGGGAGGTATATCGGTTGGCGTTACAGGTGGAGGAGTTACTCTTTCTTTAAGCGGAATTCTTATTTGGGGAGAGATAGATACAACCCAGCCATCACCAGCACCTGAATGGACACCCGTCAATACATCACAGACACCCACTTGGACAGAAATAGCAGCATAAAGGAACAGACATGGCTACATACGTTAATAATCTAAGATTAAAAGAGATTGCCACGGGTGACGAATCGGGAACTTGGGGAACAAGCACCAACACCAACTTAGAGTTGATAGGCCAAGCTCTTGGTTTCGGCACAGAAGCTATTACCACTAACGCTGACACGCACACATCGACGGTGGGTGATGGCGCGTCGGATGAGGCAAGAGCGATATATCTGAAGTATACAGGCACATTAGATTCTGCTTGTACGATCACTATCGGGCCTAACACGATGAAGCGTTTTCAGATCATAGAAAACGCAACAGGTGGAAGCCAAAACATCATTATTAGCCAAGGCAGCGGAGCTAATATAACTATAGGTACTGGAGCGGTTAAGGCGGTTTACCTAGATGGTGCTGGCTCTGGAGCCGCAGTATTAGATGCTTTGGTTGACCTTGACTTGACAGGAACAACAACCGCAGCGGCTGTTACTGCTTCTGGTGCGCTAACCGGGGGTACAGTAGTCGCAGGAAGTACCAGTGCTGGAACAACAGTTTCCGCAGGGGATATCGCGTTAAAGAATGGNGGTACTCAATCCACTGTTAAGTTTTACTGCGAATCTTCCAATGCTCACTACGCTCAAATTCAAGCACCAGCACACTCCGCTTTCTCAGGGAATGTAACGCTGACTCTCCCCGCAACAACCAGTACGATTGTGGGAGACACCGTTACTCAAACCTTGACTAACAAGACCTTGACTTCTCCCGTGTTAAATACAGGGGTTAGTGGAACAGCAGTATTAGACTCCGACACGATGTCAGGTGCTAGTGCAACAAAGCTCGCATCATCAGAATCTATTAAAGCATACGTTGACAGTCAAGTTAGCGGTGTAACCGCTTCCAGCACCACCACATTTACCAATAAAACCCTGACCGCAGCCAAGATCGTAGATGGCGGGTTTCTTGCTGATGCAAACGGCAATGAGCTTATCAAGATGCAGACTACGGGCAGTGCGGTCAACGAGCTTGAGTTAACTAACTCAGCAACGGGCGGTGCGGTAGTAGTAGGAACATCCGGTGATGACAGCAACATAGACCTGACGCTTACCCCAAAAGGAACGGGAGAAGTAAATGTTGCCGCTGGCAATCTTAACTATGCAGGGACAGCAGTAACAGCAACAGGTGCAGAGTTAAACTACCTTGACATAGCCACCTTGGGTCTAACCGCAGCAAGTAAAGCAGTCACCGCAGATGCAAATGGAGTCATAACACTCGACAACGGTTTTAGCGAAGAGTACGCAGCAGTCACTTCATCTTCAAATGCAGTGTCGTTAGATTTGCAAACGGCTGGCAACTTTAGCCATGATCTCACTGAAGCAACCACAGTGTCCTTTACCAACCCAGCAGCAAGCGGAAAGGTAAGCGCAGCTACGTTGCGAATTATTCAAGGCTCTACAGCCAGAGCAATCACATGGAACTCAAGCATAAAATGGGCTGGCGATGTTGCTCCTACCTTGTCACAAGCCGATAACGCTGTAGACATCTTTGTGTTCTACACAGTAGACGGCGGTACAACTTATTACGGATTCACAGCCGGTCAGGTAATGTCCTAATGAGTACAGTCGCTAAAAAAGTAATCATGGGCAGTGGTGCTGTAGAGGCAGTCTACGAGATAGATCAGTCGCTGATATTTAATAAAGCAAGTGCTGCAAAGCTAGAAAGAACTCCGTCTAGCGGAGGAAACCGTAGGACTTTTACCATTAGTACATGGTTTAAGATCGGAGAAGCGGCTGTTTCAAACTACAGTTATTATCTTTTTGGGGCGCATGTTAACGGTCAAAATAATGACAATAGCTGGTTCTCTTTAATTTTTTATAACGGTGATTTAAGAGTTAGCGGTTGGAATCAGAATTGGTTGAGGACTAATCGGGTATTTCGTGACCACTCTGCTTGGTATCATGTAGTTGTAGCAGTAGATACTACATCTGGTACAGCAAATAACAGAGTTAGGATTTACATTAATGGCGTAGAAGAAACTTCTTTTGCAGTAAGAAATAACCCAGATCAAAATTTTGATTTCCCTGTAAACAGAGTTTCTTACCCTCAAACAGTAGGGTCTGTTAGCTATGCAAGTGCCAAGTATTGGGACGGGTACATGGCTGAGTATCATCTCATTGACGGCACTGCGCTTACTCCTAGCTCCTTTGGAGAAACCAACTCAGACACAGGACAATGGATACCCAAAGAATATGAGGGTGGTAGCTACGGAACAAATGGCTTTTACTTAAAGTTTAAAAGCGGTGCTATAGGCACTGATAGCTCTGGCCAAGGCAACAACTACACTGCAAGTAACCTCGCCAACTCTGACGTTGTACCTGACTCGCCTACGAATAACTTTTGTACGGTTAATTCTGCTGTAATGAATTTCAACGGCAACGTCACTTTTGCGGAAGGTAATTTACAAGTAACTCTTGCTGCTGGAGGTGGAGATCATTACTGTTCTTTTAAAGTTCCTGAAACTGGAAAGTGGTATTACGAATTCATAGCTTTAACTAATGTTAATCAATACTTAGGTGTTATTAGTACGCGACAGACATACGCTAATGGTTCTTGGGCTTATGCAGATGAGAATCAAACTTTATCTTTAAATAACGGTCATGTTGATCCCGGTGCTGGTTCAAACATTACTAATTACATTGGCTCTGCGTATAGCACAGGCGATATTGTTGGGGTAGCCCTTGATTGTGACAACAGTAAAATGTATTTCGCCAAAAATGGTACTTGGGGAAACCCCGGTCTTGCTACAACTAATCCAGCTACAGGAGCAGCGGCTAACCCTATAACTTTTGTTGCTTCTAAAGGTTGGCAAATAGGTGGTTTTTCCGCTGGAGCAATAACTAAATATAATTTTGGTCAAAACGGTACGTTTAGCGGCTCAAAAACAGCACAAGGGAATGCAGACGGAAACAGTATTGGAGACTTTTACTACGCTCCTCCTTCTGGATTCTTAGCACTCTGCACCGCTAACCTCCCAGACCCAGCAATTCCCCTGCCGTCAGCGCAGTTTAATACGGTGTTGTATACGGGTAACGGAAGCACTCAATCAATCTCTGGAGTAGGCCATCAACCTGATTGGGTTTGGATTAAAAACAGAGCAACAACAGATAATCATAAATTAGTTAATGCTGTTAGAGGCTCAACAAAAGAACTGGAATCGAACACTACTGATGCTGAAGCAACTAACGCAGACGGCGTAACTGCTTTTGCTTCTGATGGATTTGCTTTAGGTGATGACGCTGAGTACAACACTAACAGCGAGGCATATGTTTCTTGGAACTGGAAAGCCAATGGGTCAGGGTCAACAGACACAAGCGGTGACATAGATTGCGTTTTGTCTGCTAACCCTACGGCTGGGTTTTCTGTTTTAAGTTTTACAGGAAATAATTCAAACAACGACACTATTCCGCATGGGCTAGGCGTTGTTCCAGATTTTGTTTGGTATAAGGCTGGAGATAGTAGCTGGGAAAATTGGATTCATAGCAGCATTATTAGCGGCAACAAGCGAATGCTTCTTCAATCTACTGCCGCAGAAAGTGACATAAATAGTAACTATCTTTTAGGAGGGGAAATAGCTACTTCTTCAATGATTAGCAACAATGGTCTAACAACTTCTCAAGCTGTTGTTGCTTGGTGTTTCGCCTCAATACCGGGGTACAGCAAAATACAAACTTACTACGGAGCTGGGACTGCCGATTACGGCCCTTATGTTAATTTAGGTTTTCGCCCAGCTTGGGTAATAATTAAAAAAAGAAATGGGGCTGGAGCTTGGATGATGTTTGACAACAAAAGAAGCTCTTCTAATGATGTTGATACCGGTTTAGTGGCAGAGTCTAATGCAGCAGAGTTTGTTGTCGCAGATTTTTTAGATTTTACTGCTACCGGATTTAGAATAAGAAACAATAACGCCAATACTAATACCGGTGGTGATTGGTATCTTTACATGGCCTTCGCAGAGTCACCCTTCAAATACGCTAACGCCCGTTAACACAGGAGAATAATATGTTTGCAAAGATTACAGATGGGGCGATAGAGGCAACAGGAACTCTGAAACAGTTGTTCCCAAACACTAGCTTCCCCGCAGGAGTAGCTGACAGCGACTTCAAGACTGAGAACGGCTTACAAGACATCGTCCTTGGAGAGCAGAAAGACCGTAAGTATTACTACGTCACACAAGGCGATGTGACACTAGTGGACGGTGTAGCGACTCAAGGATT